CAAGGTGAACAAGCCTCTAACGAGTAAATACGTCTCATTTGATCATAATTGATATCGTCACGTCTTGCTACTAATTTACAAGTGGTGCTTTGTTTCGCTTCGTGTAATGTAAATGGACAATCAACAAACAAAGACTCATCAATGTTACTATCAACAAATGACATCATTGGTACTTTAGGTTTTTTATATCTGTCAACATTCATCATTTTCTGTTTAACATCATCTGGATTACCGTGTAATACCGAAATCATAAAAACCCTCTCTCTATTCTGGGGGCAGCCGAAATCAGCACCATTTAATAATCTCCAGTAAGATGAATACCCAAGTCCTCGTAAGAAATAAATGTGTTTTTTAAACGCTTCATAGTGGTTTTTTGAAAGTAGGTTCTTAACGTTCTCCATTAATAAAACTTTTGGTCTATTAACAGATAAAAGTCTTTCAACCTCAAACAATAATCCACTTCTTGTACCCGTTTTAATCCCTTCTTGTTTACCAGAAATAGAAACGTCGGTACAAGGGAATGAGTATGTTAATAAATCACAACTAGGGAAGTTATTCTCGTTTACTTGTCTAATATCACCCAAGTTACCATTTTGTGTTGTGTGTAGTGCGTCATAACATTCGTTGGCCGCCTTAAAGTTATCACAGTTTGCAATAACATCATAATCCACACCAATATACTTTAATGCCAATTCTTGTGTTCCGTATCCGGAAAATAGTGAAATTACTTTTAATTTATCGTTCATTTGTTTTTTTTTATAAAAAATATAGGTAATAACTTAATTGTTGTCAAATCTTAGTTTTATTGTTAATTCTGTTTTCATATTTAATTTTATATCTATCAATCCAAATTAAGTCACCATTTAAATATAACGAAGTTATTTCATCATCAGATAAAATAGGTGTTGTTCTCAATTTGTACGTTAAACCATTTTTTTCACAAAAATCTTTAGCAGCGTCTGCCTTTGCTTGCACTAAATTAGTTTTCCATAAATTTTTAGGTTTACATTCAATCATATATTTTCCATTTAAAATAAAGTCTGGGTGATAGTTTTTTGTTAACCCGTTATAATCAAAAGTAACCTTATACTTACTTATTTCTCCAGGTTCCCATATTACATTATGTTTTTCAATAACATTAATCATATATGATAACTCTAATAAACTTCTAAAATACCAACCTTTATACCATCCTGACCACCCGTTCCCAGATCCATATGGGGGAGTTTTACCAAACCAATAATTTTTTTCACCTTTAACCGCTTTCTTTAACGAACATTCATCATTCATTTTGTCGGCAATTTCTTTACCGTATTTTTCAACCCATATCGTATAGTATGATCTACCTCTCATTGTGGTATTTTCTTTCATCCAATCACTCAAAAAATTACGATATTCTTCCGATTTTATTTTTTCATAGTATTTTTTTCGTTTTTCACTATTGTTTGAGGTTTCAATCATTTTTTTCATTGATTCTTTCGTATGTTTTTTGTTGAAAAAAGGATTTCTTTCACCTTTCTTTAAACACGAAGAGCATAGTCCGGGGGTTTTAGACCTTTTTAGTGAACCATAATATATTGTCCTTTGAGTGAAATTAATAATTTTCCCACATTCTTTACAATTAATATAACAAGGTGTGTCAAAACGTATCGCTTCTTCACATTTAACGCAGTTAGTTGTTTCCATTTTTAATATAATCTTTCAATAGTTTATTAACTAGGGAAGAAAGATTTATAGATTTATCCTTAAAATATTGTGGTAAATCGGGGTCAATAGAAACCCCAATTTTTACTTTTTTATCTTCATCATTAATTTTTTTTCTTCCCATATATCAATAAATATCTATAAAATAATTAAAAGCGTAATTATTATGAATTTTTTTAATCTTCAAAATCTGGTTCTTTTGATTCTTCCAATGAAAAATCATTACCACCCATTTTAGTTGCCCAATAATCTGAAAATTCTTTTTTGTATTTATCTAACGATTCTTTTGTGTCTGAGATATAACCATTATGAACTGCGATAATTTTTGAATCTTTATAACCTAATCCGTTAACGTGATTTTTAAGTATTGATATTTTGGTTCGTATTGCGAATGAAATTTTTCTACCATTTTTTGTTGCATCAATATGATTAATTCCTGATTTTTTTTGATTTCCAAAAAGAAATATTAAACTACTAGCTAACCAAATTGCCTCGCCGCCCTTGCTTTTTATTTCAGGTTGACCGAACGGGTTGTCCGGAAGGAGAACCCAAGGCTGATTAACCACGATTAATGTATTATAATATGGATAATCTTCTTTTTTTGATTTTGAAATCCTTGAGTGTAGTCCCATACCGATTTTATCTGCTAATACTTTCGCCGTGTGCATTCCACCACCCTTTCCTTCGTATGTCATTTGACATGGTATGGATCCGATTGAGTCAAAACAAAATACAATACTATATGGTATATCCCCCTTTTCTTGAGCATCTAAAATTTCATTCATAAAGTCAGTTGCTTGTTCTAGATAGTCAAACGAATCATTAAATATAAACATTCCCTCCCATTCACCTTCTTCATTCTTTGTTGCTTGTAGTCCTAACTCTACGGCGTGTTCCCAATTCCATTTTTTTTCACTAATAATAAACACAGGTAAATGTCCTTTTTTTTGTGCATCCGCCGCTGCCAAAATCATTGCTGTGGTTTTTGAAGCGTTACTGTGACCCAAGAGCATTGATATCCCCCCCATTACAGGACCTGGTAATCCGCACGCTTCCATAAATGCTTCACCGCAATTATAAAACGCCTCTGGTTTATATTTTGTTTTACTTGAGAACTTTGACTTAATATCCTCAAATTTAAATTCTTTTTTCTTAATTGCCATAATGTTTTTTATTTAAATATAATAAAATATGGGTACATTGTCAAGCAATATACCCATATGATTTTTTAAAAATTTAATTAGAATGGTAACTCTTCATCAACTTCTTCGTTGACTTGTGGGTCAACATATGTTGGTTCTGTTGTTGCTTTAGAACCACCCATTGTGATTTCACCTTCTGAAGTATCTGAATATATATATTTACCAGCGTCTGAATCCCATCTTGGTGTTTCACCTCTGGCGATTGATTCCAAATATTCTGTTGGTTTTTTAGAGTAAACGTCTTCCCAAGTTAATTCATCATTAACCCATTCGGACATTGTATCAGCGTCATCGTGTACTGGTGATGGATCGTCATACATTACTGTTTGTATTACGGTATAAAAAGCCCCTTTTGGTGTTTTTGCTTTTGTTAATTCAAGGATAAGGTCTCTACCTTTTTCCGCGTCAGCAACATCACCTTTGGCCTTATAGATTGGAATAATTTTATCAAAAATTCCTTCTTGTTTGTAATTGTGTTTAAATCTCCAGAATTTAACACCGTCTTGTTCGTTGTCGCGGTCAATAACTTTAACAATATAAAACTTACGAGGTTTGTATTGTTTTGCCAATTCTTTATCGGCTTCTTTACCAGTTGACATTAACTCTTCGTAAACCTCACTTAATGGAGATCTCTCGTTGTCGTTTTTTGCTGGGTCGTAAAATTTTTGCCATTTACCATCAACTTGGATTTCGTGAAACCACACTTCTTTAAATGGTGAGGATCCGTCAGGTGTTGGTAGGATACGGATTCTTTTTTGTGCTTGCTTTTCGTTATCTTTAAGTATTGCAGCAAAATACTTTTTCATTCTGTCTTCTTGTGAGATTTTTGAGGTAGAAGAAGAACCACCTTGTTTTGCGTTTTCGTACTGTGCCAAAACCGCATCTAAAACATTGTTTGTCGCCATATGTGTATATAATTTAAAAGTTTACAATAGAAAATATAATATAAATAATTGTTGTAGTCAATATGTTTAAAAAAAAATAAGGTCGTTTTTTTTTCCGACCTTATTTGTTACATCATTTCAGTGTCTTCCTCATTGTCTTCGTAATCGTTGAATGAGTCTTTAATTTGGTTTCCAGAATATTGTTCAACATCATCTGTTGTTAATACATATTCTTTTCCAGTTTTTTCAAAATCTTCTTGTTTGTCTGTGAAAAAATCTGATAGTTTTTGGTTAAATGGTCCCGAATCCAAACTTCTTAGTTCAAGTTTTTCTTGTGATGTTTTAGGTCTCATTTTCTCAATGTTTGTTTCTAAGTTATCTATCTTTGAAACTAATTGATCCATTGCCGATAATTTTTCTTCAAGACCTTTTATTTGTGCAAATAAATTGTCAAAATATTCGTCTTGTTTCTCACCAATACTTTTTTGTGAATCAACAAGATCTGTTATTTCTAATTCTTCGCTTTCGTCATCACCAATAACTTCAACGTCTTTATCCGCTTCAACATCAATTGGTGTTGGTGGGGCTGGTGCTGCGTTTGGGTCTGCTGGTGGTGCTGCATTCGGATCCGCTGGTGGCATCGCGTTAGGATCCGCTGGTGGCGCCATATTCGGGTCAGCGGGCGGCATTGCGTTAGGATCCGCTGGTGGTATCATATTCGGATCTTCTTGTTCTAAAATATAATTATTTATATTATTAAACCTTGCAATTTCTTCTAATATTTTTTTATCAATAGACATATTAATCGTTTAAAAGTTGTTTTATTCCAGTTTTAGTTTCAACCTGGATTTTTTTATTTGTTTTCATTGTGTTGTCAACTCTTTCAATTAACCCATCTTTTTCTTTAACAACATAACATTCACCGTTTGTTAAATCACAAACTTGTTTTGTTCCATTACCAAGATCTTTCTCTGACGTTTTAGCGTTTTTACCTAAAAAATTGTCTAATATTAAATTTGTATTCATAGTTATTTGTTTTTATTATAAATATACGAGTAATCAATAAAATTAATTCTGTGATGCAAAAAGATTATCACCAACAAAAACTCTATCAACCATTTTTTTCTTATCTTCTTCTATTAATTTATCATAAACACTAGAATCTCTGTTGACCGGCCAAGAGGTGATGTATAATTTAACAATGTTTTCTGGGGTTTTATTTGGTGTGTATGCCGATAAAAGATTGTTAGCCCTAGCAACCGCAAACTCCATAAATTTATCCAAACTCGTAAATCTAA